GGAGCCGGTGGCTTTTCCAGAAGGCTACGAACCTCATGAACTTCCTGCCGACTACACAGGACCGCTGTGGATTGAGGGTCAAGTGCGAAGACTGTACGAGAGCGCCACCCCACCCCAGCGCAAGCCGCTGACGGAGGAGGAGATTCGGCACATGAAGCCGGTCAGCCCTGACCTTGTGGACTTCCGCAGTGGTGTCCGGTGTGCAGAACGTGCCCACGGCATTGGAGAATAAATGACCTTCATCAAAACCCACATAGCCTGTGACGCCTGTGGCAGCAGTGATGCAGCTTCATTGAATGAAGACGGCAGCACCTATTGCTTTTCATGTTCAACATTCACACCAGCAGAGGCAGCAGACATAGATATGGAAGCAGTGAAAGAAACAACGTCTCTGTTGAATAAGGTGAAGAAGCAGATGAAACATTTTCAGGACAACGAATCTTGTTCAGTGCCTGAACGTCGCCTCACCAGAGCTACAGCAGAGCGCTATGGCGTTGTCAAAGACGACACCAATTTCTATTTCCCCTATTACGACAGCAACGGCACCCTCGTTGCTGCAAAGGTGAGGAACATTGCAGAGAAGAAGTTTCACACCGAAGGAGAATGGGGCAAGGCTGTGCTGTTTGGTCAGCAGCTATACAGCAGTGGTGGTAAGTATGTCACCGTCACCGAGGGTGAATTCGATGCGCTGGCAACGTTTCAAGCCACTGGCAGCAAGTGGCCCTGTGTAAGCATCAGGAACGGTGCTGCCAATGCGCTGAAGGATTGCAGGGCAGCATATGAATGGCTAGACAGCTTTGAGAACATTGTCATCTGCTTTGACAATGATGAGCCGGGTAAGAAAGCTGCAAAGGAAGTGGCAGAACTATTCGGAAACAAAGCCAAGGTGTTCAAGCATGAGCCCGATATGAAGGATGCTTGTGACTACACTGCCAATAACAAAGAAGCTCTATTCATACAACGATGGTGGCAAGCTGAGTCGTATATTCCAGACGGCATTGTTGCTGGTAATTCATTGTGGGATTTGGTGTCGAAGCCACCAGAGGCTGCACAGTGTATGTACCCTTGGGAAGGACTCAATAAAATCACTTATGGCATTCGCTTTGGTGAGCTTGTAACGCTGACAGCAGGCAGCGGAATGGGTAAGTCTCAGATACTTCGTGAAATCCTTTGGAACATTTTGCAGAATACCAATGACAATATTGGATTGATGTTCATGGAGGAAAGCATCAGGAAGACAGGGCTTTCCATCATGTCATTGGCAGCAAACAAACCTTTGCATCTACCTGACACTGTATCAACAGAGGAAGAACGTAAAGATGCTTTTGAACGCACACTCAACACCGGGCGTCTCTACCTATTCAATCACTTTGGATCAAATAGCATTGAAACCATCATCAATCGCATTCGATACATGGGTAAGGCATTGGAATGTAAATACATCTTCCTAGACCATTTAAGCCTGATCGTCTCGTCTCAGGAGAACGGAGATGAACGCAAGGCGCTGGATGAATTGATGACAAAACTTAGGACAGCAGTGCAGGAGCTTGACATTGCTTTGTTTGCTGTGTCACATCTGAAGCGTCCTGATGGTCGGTCACATGAAGAGGGTGGGGCTACTTCTCTAGCACAGCTTCGAGGCAGCGGAGCAATTGCCCAACTAAGTGATATGGTTATTGGAGCTGAGCGCAACGGACAGTCAGAAGATGCTATCGTTAGGAACACGACAAGACTTCGTGTACTGAAGTCACGCTTCAGTGGTGAAACAGGCCCAGCTTGCTCCTTGCTCTATACAAGAGAAAGTGGTAGGCTGTTGGAGGTGGAAGACAGGCCCATTGATGGCGAAGATGATGATGTTTTGTAAAAATAATTTTTATCTTGTAAAAGATCATAGATCATGTTATAACAGCATATGGTCAAGAAAGGAGACTATATGCAAAAATGCAGAAAATGTAATGAGCTTTTACCCCTAGAAAAGTTTGGCAACAACTTTTATAAAGTTAAATCAGGTGAGAGAAAACTACACAAAGCAACTACTTGCATGGTTTGCTACAGAAATTCCTATTTGGAAAAGGAAGGTAAAAGAGACATTCACAGAAAAGGAAGCAGTAATTGGTATTATAACAATCCTGAAAAAGCTAAAGAACAAAGACTCAGAAAATATAAAATTTCTCTGGAAGAATACAACAACAAACGAAAAGAACAAAACTATAGGTGCGCTATCTGTAATAAAAAAGAAGAAGACGTAGCTCGGGGGAGAGCCAAGACAACAGCAACAAGTTTACAAGTCGATCATTGTCATTCAAAAGGAAATGTTAGAGGTTTGTTGTGTACTAATTGCAATACTATGATAGGTAAAGCAGACGACGATATTTCAATCTTGCTAAAAGCAATTGAATATATCAAACAATATTCAACAGATGGAGAAGAGGAAACAGTGCTATGAACACATTACATTTACATCGTAACGAAATAAAAGCAATAGTAAATTTTATGGATGTATTTGGTTCAGACGATGTAGAGCTATCTAATAATGATAGCTCTGGCATTGGAGGAATACTCATAGCAAGGATAAATTCAGTGGTAGTAAAAGATATAGAAGTAAACGTTGAACGCATCATTGCTGACGAAAAGGATTGGTAAATGAAAGCCACCATCGGATACCCCGTAGACGCACCAGAGAAGCAGCACATTGAAGTTGTTGTTGACAACTACGACACATGGAGCGCTGACTTCACCATTGCCACCATTGCCTTGCCTTTGCTGCGTCAGCTTAAGACAACGAAGCAAGGTGCTCCCAATGTGGATGATGAGGATGTACCGGTAGAGCTTCGTAGAACAGAGGCACCACCACAGGAAGACGAATATGATCCTGATGCTTTTTGGTTTCAGCGCTGGGACTACGTCATAGATGAGATGATATTTGCAATGAGTGAAGTTGCTGCAAACAAACCCGGTGAAGATGTTTTCTATAAATATCCTGATGACTTCATTGACAGCGAAGACATGACTTATCATGAGAGACTCACTGCTATGCAATTTGACGAAGAAGGCTACGCCAAATATCACGCTAGACTACAGAATGGATGTCGTCTCTTTGGAAAATACCTCACCTGCCTTTGGGACTAATGAGCAACGAAGCACAAGATGCCTACAGGATAGGCTATGAAGAAGCTTGTACGCACATCTTGCTGTTCTTGCTATCATTGCAAGACGACGCTGGTGACAGGCACAACCACTACTTATACGCAGCAAGGCAAATAGAGGAACGTGTATGCAACTACCTCAACAATTTATCGACGACGTCACACTAGAGAACCTGTTAGCAGCACATAAAGAATTGAAGGAGCCCAACAAATGTTCTATCCCTAGATTTAGCTATGACGCAAGAGACGAAAAGCGTCTCACCAACAAGCTCATCAGGAGCTTTGAAGAAGTCATCAGATACTATGGCGGGAAGCTATGAAGATTTTCTTGGACATCGAAACCAATCTGAAGCATGACAAGATTTGGCTTTGTGTGACAAAGAAAGATGACAACATTACAGTGTGGCGTGAAGCTGTTGGACTACAGCAATACCTCGATGAGCACGAGGTGTGGGCACACAATGGCATAGGCTTTGACTTCCCGCTGCTGGCTAAGCTGTGGCATGTCCATGTGCCAGAGCATCAGCAGAAGGATACTCTGGTGATGTCCCGCCTATACAACCCTGAGCTTCAAGCACCTGAGGAAGACCCAAAAGCCGGCAATCATTCTCTGAAGGCTTGGGGTATTCGCTTGGGCAACAACAAAGAAGAAAGCACAGACTTCGATGCTGGCTGGACGCAGCAGATGGAAGACTATTGCATTCAGGACGTCATGCTGTTAGAAAATGTATACGTTTTTCTGACAAAAGAGATGGAGGAGATGAAGTTTTCTCAACAGAGCATCGACCTTGAGCAGAAGGTTGCTCACATTTGCAAAAGGATGGAAGACAATGGATATACATTGGATATTCCGAAGGCTCAGACTTTGCTGGCTTCATTGTCTGGCCGCATGGCTGACATTGAGAATAGCCTGCAAGAAGTTTTTCCTCCGACCACTGAAGAAACAAAGACACCGGAGTATTGGGAAGTTGTAGACGACAAGTGGCAGGAGCACAGAGCAGACACCAAGACAGCCTTGCTAGAGGCTCTGAAGGCTGCGGGTGTAGACAAGCCCAACAAACTCATCAAAGAGGCCATAGCAGGGCCTATGAAGGTGAAGGTGCATCAGTTCAATCCCGGTAGCCGCCAACAGATTGCAGAGCGTCTACAGAGCCTTGGCGTAGAGCTAACGGAGACAACGGAGAAAGGACAAACCATCATCAATGAAGATGTGTTGTCTGCCATTGACAAGCCTGAGGCTAAGCTGCTCAATGAATATTTGATGGTGCAAAAGCGTGTTGCCCTCATCAGCAGTTGGCTGGATGAAGTGAAGGCTGATGGCAAGGTACATGGACGCATCATCACCTGTGGTGCTGTGACAGGCAGAGCTACCCATCGCAGCCCTAACATGGCACAGATACCGAATGTGTCTTCCCCTTATGGCAAGGAATGCCGTGAGCTTTGGAATGCGGGCAAAGGCAGGGCTCAGGTGGGTGTTGACTTGAGTGGCATTGAGCTACGTTGTCTAGCCCACTATCTGAATGACGAAGAATGGACTAATACATTGCTCACTGGCGATGTACATTGGATGAATGCACAAAGCTTTGGTCTTGTCCCTAAAGGTACAGCTAAAGACGACAGCAATCCAGAGCATAAGAAGATTCGTAACATTACGAAGACGCTGACATATGGGGTGCTTTACGGCGCTGGTGCTGAGAAAGCTGGCAACATTGTTGGAAGCCACAGCCGCAAAGGAAAGCAACTCATTGACAACTTCATTGAGAACACACCCGGATTGGCATCGCTGAAGAAGAAGCTATCGAAGTTTGTCAAGGTAGGACATATGCCGGGTCTTGATGGCAGGCGTGTGCGTATTCGCAGTGAACACGCTGCATTGAATACGTTGCTACAATCTGCTGGTGCCATCATTGCAAAGCAATGGCTTGTAGAATCTGAGAAGCTGTTGAAGGAAAACAACATCAGCTTTCAATTCATGGCATGGGTACATGACGAAGTTCAATTGTCTGTGTTACCATCACAGGCTGAACAGGCGGCATCTCTTGTGGAGAAAGCAGCTTCAATGGCTGGTGAGGCGTTGAAGTTTCGATGCAGAGTTGACGCTGAAGGGAAATGTGGCGACAATTGGGCCACATGTCATTGATGCGAAGCTACACCGCAACCTTGTGTAGCACAACTGGAGTAGTAAAATGGAAGCAGTGAAGATTAAGGCTAATGTTATGTGGGCCTTTATGACTCGTGTTAACGAGATGAGTAACAAATATCAGTTGGATTTGACCAATCTTTCTGATGCGGCTGTAAAGGCTCTAGAAGAGATGGGCATTGAAGTGAAGGAAAAGGAAGGACACGGCAAGTACATCACTTGCAAGTCTGCCAAACCTATTCGTGCCTTTGATGAAGAAGGTAAAGAAATTGAAGAAGATGTGGGCAATGGCAGCAAAGCTAAAGCCATTATTTCTTCTTATGAGTGGAAGTACAAAAACAAGAAGGGTGTGTCGCCGTCGCTGAAGAAGCTTGTCATCACCGATCTGGTGATGTTTTCTGGCGGCGGTGGCTCTACCAAAATTTCTGACGACGAAGTGCTGTAATGAAAATATTGCTGGATGCCGATACGATGGGGTATAGGGCAGCAGCGGCGTGTAAAGACGAGAAGGCGTCTGTTGCCTGCTATACAGTGGATAGCATCGTAACAGACGCTTTGTTATCGTGCGATGCTGATGGTAGATGGTATGACTCATGGCAGCTATTCCTGACAGGCAAGACCAATTTCAGGAAGAAGATAGCGAAGACAGCCGTCTACAAAGGCAACCGCACACAGCCTAAGCCTGCACATCTACCTGCTGTCAGAAAGCATCTGGTGAAGCATTGGAATGCTGTCGTCTCTGAAGGAGAAGAAGCTGACGATGCCATTGCCATTGAAGCAACTAAGCTAGCGGGAAGGTCTGTCATAGTGAGCGTTGATAAAGACTTCAAGCAAATCCCCGGACACTTCTACAACTATGTCAAGCGTGAACATTTCTTCATTGAAGAAGTAGATGCAATGCGTTTCTTCTACATGCAAATATTGATGGGAGATAGCGCTGACAACATCATTGGCATCAGAGGCATTGGGCCTGTAAAGGCTGAGAAGATGTTACAAGATGTCGTAGATGAAGAAGAAATGTATAGTATTTGTAACAACGCTTACGAAGGCAACGACGCCCGTGTCATTGAAAATGGTCAACTCCTGTGGCTAAGACGCCATGAAGGACAACTCTGGAGCCCTCCACATGCAAGGAATTAAATACGACGGAGATAAGCCTAAGTTCAGCTTGCTGAAGCCTGATGCCCTCCTTGAGATGGTGAAGGTGCTTACATATGGTGCTAAGAAATATTCTCCAGACAATTGGAAGCTGTTGGAGAATAGCCAGCAACGCTATTTCGATGCTGCCAACAGGCATATGTGGGCTTGGTTTGGTGGAGAAAAGAAAGACCGCGAAAGTGGCTATCACCATCTAGCCCATGCTATGTCAAGCCTTCTCTTCATTATGCAGATGGATATTGAAGAAGAGCAGCGTAAGCAACAAAAGCGTGACGAGCTTCTTGATGCTGTCTTAGGGCAACCAGAGCTTCATGGCCGCTAAACCACGCAACGGAGGTCAATGGACTGAAGCTAGATTTAGAAGCTTCGTTGTATCTGCTTTACGTGCTGCGTCAAGGCGCTGGCCTGTGAAGTATGATGTAATGAAGAAAGCCTGTGTTGGTAGAAAGGTGAATGAGGCTTCTGGTAAACTTGCATTACACTATGCCTGTGCTAGTTGTGCTGAACATTTTCCTGCCACTAACATTGCCGTTGACCACATCGAGCCTGTTGTAGACCCTAAGAAGGGCTTTCAAGGCTTCGATGTATTTATTGAAAGGTTGTTCTGTGAATCTGAAGGACTACAATGCTTGTGTAAAGAATGTCACAGTGTCAAAACACAATCTGAACGAAAGGAGCGTAAACATGCAACTAGAGATTGATGACGAGGTGTTTGAAAACATCATGACTTCATGGCTAATGAAGGAATATGAAGAGCAATACACAATGCTTCAGAATGATGAGATGCATCCAGAAGACAGAGCCTATGTCCTCGACTGTGTGCGTGGCATCCGACTGATGTCAAAGACATATATGTACCCAGATCAATACCAAACTTTCTTTGGAGACTATGATGAGGTTTGAAATTGTTAAAGAACATGAAGATGGTAGTGCCACTTGTAGTGTAGATATGGAACCTGATGAGATGAAATATCTACTCAATTGGGCTTTCATTGAGCTTCTGAAGAAGGGTCTTGATGAAGGAAAGCAGTACACCGTCACTGATGAAGAGCTAAACGATGCCAAACAGCAAAGCTTCCCTAATCTGGGCAACACCGAATATTGAAGACATCGTTGCCTATTGTGCTCGTGTTAGCAACCCTGCTAACCAACACAATGCAGCGACAGCGCCTAAGCTGCTGAAATACTGTATGGATAACCAGCATTGGTCGGTGTTTGAAATGGGCAACATCTGCATTGAAATTTCATGCACCAGAGACATTGCCCGTCAAATCCTAAGGCACCGTAGCTTCAGCTTTCAGGAGTTTAGCCAACGCTATGCCATTGTTGAAGACGAATGGAGCAGCAGTGAAGCCCGTATGCAAGACAACAAGAATAGGCAGAATTCTATTCCTACAGAGGATAGGGAGCTTAGGCGTTGGTGGCAAGAGCAACAAGTTGCTGTTTGGAAGACGGCAAAGCAGTCTTATAACGCGGCTATTAACAATGGCATTGCCAAAGAAGTAGCCCGTAAGCTGCTGCCAGAAGGGTTGACAATGTCTCGTATGTATGTCAATGGCACCCTGCGTAGCTGGTTGCATTACATTGATGTACGCTGTGACAAGGCAACGCAGAAAGAGCATAGGGAAGTGGCAGAGCAATGTAGAGACATTGTCTACCGTCTGTGCCCTTCATTGGACAAACGCCTGCCTGATGGGAGCTACTATGGCACAAATGTGGGTTGATCCACCTGAGGGATGGAGATATGGCTTTCCACGACAAATCCCTAATGATGTCATTGACCACAGGAAATGGCTGGTTGAACAGGGATATCCAGAGAAAGTGATGGAAAGCTATGGAGAATATTTCTTTTGTCGCTATTGGTATGATGTTGTCGATGGATCAACCGTTGAGGTGAAAGAATGACATTTGATGAATATCAAGAACGAGCTTATGGCTTTGCCAAAGACACGGCTAAGAACTCTCGTTATCTCTATGCCGGTCTAGCTGGTGAAGTTGGTGAGGTGTGTAGTCTCTATGCCAAAGCTGTTAGGGATGGTAATGATGACTTACATAAACATCTGTCAAAGGAACTAGGTGATGTGTTGTGGTTCATTGCTAGCATCGCTTCACATTATGGAATGTCTTTGCATGATGTCGCAGAAATGAATATTAGTAAGCTACAGGACAGAAAAAATCGTAATGTTATAGGAGGCAGCGGCGACGAAAGGTGATATAACAGCCCCTCGTTTTTGTTAAAGGGCAGCAATGGTGCTGCCTTTTCTTTCTGTGAATGGAGAAATAAATGCAAGCAGTAGAAACGCCTTGGTCAACCCTCGGCTTCCTCACCTATAAGAGAACATATGCAAGGCGTCTGAACGAGGCAGATGTCAATAGCCCCACCGAAGATTTTCACCAGACAGTGAAGCGTGTTGTTAATGCCTGTCGTGAACAGCTTAATGTTGGCTTCACCACCGACGAAGAGCAACGCCTGAACAACTATCTGATGCAACTCAAGGGCTCTGTTGCTGGCCGTTTCTGGTGGCAACTCGGCACCAAGACAGTGGACACTTTGGGCTTGTCATCGCTTCAAAACTGTGCCTTCACCGTCATCGACCACCCCATCCGTCCATTCACATGGGCAATGGATTTGTTGATGCTGGGTTCTGGTGTTGGCTATAACATCCAGAAGAAGAACGTGGACAAACTGCCTGTTGTCAATGAGCACTTCACCACTCCCACACGCTCTGACACCAGCGATGCTGACTTCATTGTGCCGGATAGCCGTGAAGGCTGGGTGAAGCTGCTGGGTAGGACGCTGAAGGCTGCTTTCCTGAGCGACAACGTTGCCACCTTCTCCTACAGCACCAAGATGATTCGAGGCAAGGGAGCCCCCATCAAGGGCTTTGGAGGCACCGCCAGCGGCCCTGAAGACCTGTGCCAAGGTATTGAGCGCATCGGGGCTGTGTTGGAGCGTAGGCGTGGTAAGAAGATTCGTCCGGTGGATGCTCTGGACATCATGAACATCATCGGTGCTGTCGTTGTGGCTGGTAATGTTCGCCGCAGCGCTCAAATTGCGATTGGAGATGCAGATGATGTTGAATACCTACTTGCTAAGCGATGGGACTTGGGTAACATCCCGTCATGGAGGGCCATGTCCAACAACTCCGTGGTGTGTGATGATATCAACGACGTTCACGAGTTCTTCTGGGATGGTTATGAAGGCAAGGGAGAACCCTACGGTCTTATCAACCTTAAGCTCAGCCGAAAAGTCGGTCGTCTCGGAGAAACTGAATACCCTGATCCAGATGTTCAGGGGTATAACCCTTGTGCAGAACAATCCCTTGCCAATTTTGAAACCTGCTGCCTAGCAGAAGTGTTTCTTCCCAATATCACCAGCAAGGAAGAATTTATTGACCTGTGCAAGATGCTCTATCGCATCAACAAGCATAGCCTGATGCTGCCTTGCCATCTGAAGGAAACGGAAGCCATCGTCCATAAGAATATGCGTATGGGCATTGGCCTCACTGGTGTGCTCCAGAGCAGCGAAGAGCAGATTGGATGGCTGGACGAGGCGTATAAGGCTCTGAGGGCCTATGACGTTGAATACAGCACCAAGATTGGTGTGTCTCCGTCTGTGAAGCTGACCACCATCAAGCCTTCAGGAACGCTGTCGTTGCTGCCGGGTGTGACACCGGGTATCCATCCGGGCTATGCTCAGTACATGATTCGGCGTATCCGCATCTCCAGCAACCATCCGCTGGTTGATACTTGCCGTAAGCATGGCTATCCTGTGGAATATCAACGCAACTTCGATGGCTCTGACGATCATTCCACCGTTGTTGTTTCGTTCCCCTTCTCTTACCCGGAAGGAACGAAGCTGGCAAAGGATATGACTGCCATCGACCAGCTTGAGCAAGTGAAGCGTATGCAATCTCTGTGGAGCGACAACAGCGTTAGCTGCACTGTCTACTAC